CCGAGAGCCAACTTATCCCAATCTGGCATAAAGTCAGCTGGAGTTGAATCTTTGACAGATTGTCCCTTCTTTGCGAAAATTCTCGTAACGATATTTGTCAATAAACTCATCAATTGGGCAAATCTTAAGTCATCCCTCCATTCACCAATCGGGTCCAACCTATCATATGCCTCCCACTCACTAAGCTGCCTTGAGTTCAACATCTCAAGCAGATAGTCAGGATGAGGAATACCCAATTTTAGGCAAAGTCGAAAGTAGAACCTCCGACTTGGCCTTGCTCTAAGTTTTTTACGAGGTCCTCCTTATCCTTTTCAGTTATGCCATTTAACTTCTGTGCCGCTTCAACAATCAAGTCAATCTTCTTGGCATTTAGCAGTTTATTCAGTGTTCCTGCCTCTTCAAGTTTAAAGAGCAGATTGCCTTTCTCATCGCACAGAGTCATGACGACAAGTTTGGCACGCAAATCTTCCATCACAGTCTCATAACTCACCACATTTCCTTTTGCGTCCCTTTTCGCCTTAATGATGGAACTCTCAAAAATATCTCTTTCCCTACCCGTCATCTGTTTGACATAAACAATGCCATCACCTAAATCGACGGGCTGAATTTCAACGGCATCACCTTTCAGTAAGTCCTCTCTGGTTAAAACTTTCTTTTCCATTTTGCATTAGATTTTTGATTAATAAATAAAAACCCTTGATTAGGTATTACAAAATTATATAAAAATTAATTAAGGCGTTGTAGCAGAACCAGAACCACTATTGACAACCACCTGACCACTGATTTTAATGGTAACATCTGCCGTTACCTTATCATCAGTCGGAATTGTCAAAGGAAGCTCCGTTACAAGCCCTTCAAACTCCAATGATGTCTCTTCATCATCAGGCAGAATGATTTCGTAATTCTTCAGGTCATCACTCTCAAAGTCCCCTTTCATTAAATCGTAGGTATCTCTCGTGAAGTTCATGGAGAGAGTAACTGTTCCTGCATCACGAAATCCTGCAATGAATTCCCTGTATCCACCAACGCTGTCCAAAGACGTCACATCAATTGTATCTCGCGACATGCTTGGACCGGTGATGGAAGTAATTTCGGCGATGTCTTCCCATGCGGTACCATTCCATCTCCGAAACTTTGTTCCAACTCCTGCAATTGCATTGCTCATAAATCTTACCTCCTCCTTCTTTGAACATTAAAGTTTATAATAAAACTTGCATTCCCGTTATCATCCCATTCCAGCAGGGCGGGTCCACTGGTACAGATGATTGCGGTATATAATGTATCTTCAACCGCATAGTGATTAATACCATGCAGTGAAGCCATTATATTATAACACAATTCGTATCCATCAGGATAACCGGCATTTCTCACCTTTATCTGTATTGAATTATATTCATAAAAACCACCTTCCTTTCCTTGTAACGTCAACGACGGAGGTCCACCATAGGTATCATATATGGTGACACAATTACGAGGAGCAGGTGGCTCCTTCCCAATGAAAAGGTTTTCACCAAAGACCAATCCTAATGAACTGTCACCTTCAAGTATGTCCTTTATATCTTCACTTACCATGATACACCTCCTTATCCACTCTTTATAGTCCCAGCTATAAGACCAACAATCTTAGCCATATTCCTCTGAATGGCAGCCTGAAACCACTTTGCACCAGAACCAGGTCTCCATTTCCTGTTCTGCCAATACGGATTTGAAGGGTCGTGCATACCAAGATTCTCATGTACGGCAGCGGCATAAAAAGCGGAATAACCACAGATTAAAGTAAGATTGGGCTTTATCTTGTTTGCCTCCTGAGTATATTCCGCAATTGACTGTTTATATTCGGATGCCATACGGGAAGCAAAGCCAGGAGGCCTAGGACTTTTCTTCGTACCTTCACGAAACTTTCCACTCTTTCCTTCACTATCTGGCTGCACACCACGTCCTGTGATAACGGCAAACCAGCTTGCTCTCAGATTGCCCAAATCAACTGGAGTTACAGGAGCAACTCTTTCAGTCTCATTCCTGAGCAATACGGCAACTCTAATCAATCCATCCGCTGCACGCACCTGAATACGTTCAAGGCGTAAGGCGAGGTTCTGCATCACCTCCTCAAATTCGATTATGTGTTCAACGTAAGCCATGGTGCCAAAAATGCCCTCCTCAAAAACTGTGTAGAAGAACCTAACACAGGATTTTTCTCAAACCTACGTATTTCATAAATCTGTTTGGTGGAGGATTTGGGATTGCTGGCTTCCTCACTATCCAAATCGTCCAAACTCCCAATATAAATCAAGCCACCAACTTCCAAATCCTGATTCACATAAATCATGGCTCGTGAAAGGAACTCATCACCAGGTTGGATTACCGCATCACGTGTCAGCTGACTAACATTCTCCAACCTGCAGTTCACTTCAACAGGCTCATCATAGGTATAGCCACCATAACCGTCATTTTCCGGGTTTCCCCAATAAACAACGGTTTGCACAAAATGACGAGATATTACATCCTGAAATCCCATATCCTATTCATCATCATCAAAACTCGGTATTGCAAATATACGAATTTTCTGCTTTCCTAACCGCGATAATTTACCCGTAAAATCAAGTATCAACGCATTCTGCCCATAAGGAGTGGACTTGAGATTTTCGTCCCATTTACCCGTATAAAAAATCTCTCCATCACCAACTCTTTCCCTGCTGGTAGAACGCTGTATTCCTGAAGCAACGAAATGAGCTGCCAATTGCCTTTCAATCTCAGTAAGGATTGTTTCAGTCATTTCCGTATCATCCTCAAATACCTTACTCAATAAGGCATTTGCAGAGGTAATCAATCCCTCTATGATGTCATCCTCCACCGTGCAACCATCCATGATTGCTTTTACATCGGCTGCCGTTACTCTATTTGCCATCTCCTTCTCCTCCTTTTCTTTGACGAGATTTATCAAGTAATGGGTCAATAAAAGATAGGACTTCACTTTTCCATTTAAGTCCTACCCACTCCAAAAGCTCATATAACTGACCGTAATCACCATAAACCATTCTCTCCGGCCAGATTATCTTGCAGTTCAAACCTTCCTCAATCATTTCAACAAAACGCTTTTCATATTCGTGAACCATCCACAACCATCCTTCACTCTCACTATTAACTCCAACCTTCCTTCTTATATTTTCATCTTTAAAAGCCTTCATATACCCTGTTTTCAAACAGGATTGAATAACATCACCCGTTCTTCTCCTCACAATAACCCATTTGGCATTTGGGAAGGCATTATGCCAAATCCTCCAAAGCAAGCTGGCTCTGGAACTCTTATAAAACCAAGGACCACCTTTGTATCCTTCCGAAATCATTTGAGTTACTACCAGCTTATGCCAACTAACCGGGATATAATCAATCCTTTCAGGTAAAGGATATTGTCCCATAGGGTCACATCCGATTGATTGCAGAAAGGAACCTTCAATCATTCTCATTATTCCACCATTCTCGAATGAACCTTTGTGAAGCGAAACATCACCACAAAATGCTCCACAGATGTTCAGTACTCCAGCAATCATTGAAGCTCCACTGCGTGGAATACCGGTAATCAATATTGGTGACTTATCTATCATTTGTACCAACTTTTAACCATTTCCTTCTCTGCCTTTCTCTCAGAAATAGGTGCCCGCACTTTTTGTAACGGATGAACTCTATAATAGGCAAGGAATGAATCACAATAAGCAATTTTCAATCCTGCCTTCAAACATCTCAAATTAAACTCATATTCCTCCATATGCAATAACCTTTCATCCAACAACCCAACCTTTTCAAAGACTTCCCTGCGATACATCAATGTCTCACTATGTAATACATTATTCACCAATAAGTCCTCAAATGTAGGGATTTTTACCTTAGGAATATACTCTTTCAAAGGCTTTCCTTTAATCAAAAAATAGGCATTTCCATGAATAAAATCAGCTCCCGTATTCAGTAGACAATCTACCGAATCCGAAATACTATTTGGCGTTAGCATATCATCCTCATGCAACCATCTTATATAACGTCCTTTGGCTTCAGGAAGGGCTTTATTAAAATTCGATGGCCAATTTCCTTCACCTTGGCTAACCAATAGCTGAACATCCGTTGGCACGCTGGCTATTGCATCACCTAACCAACCTCTATCAACTTTATAAGGTATGATAACAGTAACAGGATGTACTTTCAGCAATACGGAATCATTCTTTTGGTTTACATAAAGGTTAACCCACAGGACTTGTTTGGCTGCTTCAGGAATACGTGGCTTACCATGGAAGCAAACTATATCCGTCTTAGGTGGCAAAGTCTCAAGATATTGATGAGGTGCAGGCTTAAAATCATGTATTGTATCTGTAAGCTGCTGCCAATAGAAATCCGCCTTCACCACTGAACGAATATAATTATCCATACGAGTTCCTACTGGTCCTTTGAAGGATTCCCATATCTTTTTCACCTTCTCGGAATTCTTTGGCACCCACACCAAACCAGTGGCAAGTTGACCTTTCTGCCAAAAATCCTCAAGTGTTATAAACCTATCTTCTCTACCCTCAACAAGTTTAAAGATATTCTCAAGTGAACGTATGACAGCTGTATCCAAATCAATATAAAGAAATGGCCTGAACTGCTCCATTTCTGGTGAATATAATGCAATACGAGACCATGTTCCTGGACATTGATTTGTTAAAGGAACATACGTCATATTACCCAAATCATAAATCATGCTGGCTTTGTCCCACAGACAAATGATGCGTGGCTGAGGATATCCTTTCCATTTACTACGAATGTGTGAAGCAAGCAAATCGACATCATTCATCGTAAAATCCCCACCACTACGCAAAACCATTACTATGGTACGAAGTTCAGCCATATATCTGTTTATAAATCCACCAATATGTTTTCTCCAATCCAATATCCAACGGTTGTGAGGGTGCCCATCCAAGTAATTTCCTTATCAAATCATTATTGGAACATCTGCCCCTCACACCTGTAGGACCTTCAATATGTCTTATCTTCAAATTCTTGCCTGCAATTTTCATCACCTTATAAGCAAGCTCATCAATAGTCACCATTTCCTCCGAACCAATATTCAAAGGAGGTAAAGGTTCAGGATGGTCCATCAAACGCCTCACTCCCTCAAGACATTCATCAATATAAAGAAAGGAACGTGTCTGCTGACCATCACCCCATATCTCTATCACACTATCAGCCATTGCCACCTTTCTACAAATTGCTGCCGGCGCCTTTTCCCTACCATCATTCCAACTGCCCTCAGGTCCAAAAATATTATGAAAACGAGCAATTCTAATATCAAGATTGTAATTACGACTGAAGGCATCATACATTATTTCAGCAAACAGTTTCTCCCATCCATACACTGAATCAGGTTGAGCTGGATAAGCCGTTTCTTCCCTGCAATCAGGATTTAAAGGGTCTTTCTGGTTGAATTCCGGATATACACAGGCTGAAGAGGAAAAGAAAAGTTTCCCACAACCAACTTCAAAGGCTCTCCTCACCACATTTAGATTGATTAAGGCGGAATGGTGTATTATTGCCGCATCATTTTCCTTTGTAAATACAAACCCCGCCCCTCCCATCTCCGCCGCAAGCTGATAAACCTCATCAAAATCTCTATTAAATACCGTATCCACATTGTTCAAATATCTCAAATCCTTTATCCAGAAATCATCCGCCAAGGTACGTGAAAACTGCGGATATTTCCTATCCACGGCACGTATCCACCAGTCATATCTTTCCTTGAGCCACCTCACAAGGTTATGACCTATAAAACCCCCT